AACTCTCAGTAGATCAACTGATGCTCGAAGCAACTAGAGATAATTTAGATGCAAGAACAATAAACATCATGCGTCAGATTGCAATGGATAAGGAACAAGCTGATGCAAATGCAAGAGCAAAGATTTTTCTTAAGCCAGAGATGAGTCCTGCAATGCCAAAACCAATGCTCTTACCTCGCCCTGAATATCAGGATGTTTATAAGCCTAAACAGCCACCTAGACCTAAAAAAATGACAGCATACCAGCAATCATCAGGTGGCTTTGGAGCTGCAATGAGTTCATTGGCAGCCGCAACACCAAGCATTGTTAATGCATTTAAAGGCGGTGGTTATCAACCTAGGCAAGCTATTGGTAGCGTAAGCAGCTTAATGCAAAGCGGATTTGGCAATTATCAAACTGAAATTAACGACGCAAATAGTTTCTTTGGGAATGCATTGAATACCACTAATACGTTTGGCGGGTACAATGGAATAGGAGACTTTGGTTTGACAGGTTTTAATTCTTCCAATATTACGTAACGCATAACTAATGTCTAAATACAAAGTAATGGCATCAGAGGGGAGCTTTGCTGCAAATCAAAGGAAAGCTCCTGATCAGTCTCAAAAGATAGTTGATGCTGCAAACAAGAAAATCAGAGGTATGGAAAAAGCCCATGACTTTGAAATGCAGCAAAGAGATATCTATCTAAGAGCAATGAAGTTTGCTCAAGGTCAAGAAGAACAATCTAGAGAAAGAAATTTCGAACTAGAAACACAGAATAGACAGGCACACATTAATGTTGTAAAGCAAGATTTTAAGAATGCTAGAACTGCTTCACAACAGATGGAGCAAGCAAGCATACAGAACTCTGAAAAGATGAAAGGCTTGTTTGATCTTGTTCCACAGTTTGCTGAGATGTATGCAGCAAATGTTGAAAGGCAAGATAAGGAGGATAGGCAAGCTGCTTCTGTAGCAGCCTATGAGCATGGCTTCACAATGGATACATTGGAGAATGTCTTAGCACTCAATGATCAACTTTCACTATCTCAATTCCAAGCAACAGATTACATTCAAAGCCTACGGGAAGAAAATGGATGGTCTGAAGATCGCATCAATGCACTCTATGAGTATCAGTACAAAACACGTGGCTCTAAAGCTTGGGTAGATAACGTTGCCTTAGCTAACAATAGTATTGAAGAGTTTAAATACGGTCTTAGTACACAGCTTGTAGAAAATGGTGCTTTAACACCTGAACAACAAATCGATGCAGTAAGGGGTTACACACAAGATTTTATTGGTAATATCTCTATTAATGGGAGACCAATTAGTGCTGAAGTCATGTCAACTATCATCGCTCCTAAAGTTAGGAGTGCTGAAACTAGGGCGTTAAATGGCTTACAGAAACAACGTATTGATACAAGAAATCAAGAGTTAACAACTGAAAAGAATAAAGTCTACGCTAATGCCTTTAGGCTTAATGGACCTGCAGGACTACATGCTATTAATGGTCTCAATCCATCAAAGGAAAAACGAGATGAACTGATTAACTTTGCGATCAATGCTCATAAGATGGGCGTCTTCTCAAACGATGACCTTCAGAACTTCTTTGAATCTAAATTTGAGATTGAAGCTACAGGTAAAGTCGATACATTAGCAGGTCATTTTCTTGGAGATGATAAGGTTGCTGATCTAAGCACTTACCTCCAGCGAGTAGAAAAGGATACTGAAAAAAGCTTTCAAGACAAAGAAAAAGAACTTCTTAGGGCAACAAATTCTGAAGTAACTAACAGGTTGATTGCAATGCAACAAAGTGGTCAACCCATTACAGAGGATATGCTTGATGACTTGGAAAAGTTTGGTAGAGATGCCGTAGGAGTTACGTACCAATCTGAAGAGATCAATTATGCAAGGGAGTTCATGACTCCTAAAGCACAGATTAGAGAAGCAACCTACGAAGAAGGTGTCAAGCTAGTAGAAGCAGGTAAGTCATTACAAGACTTGAGAGAGTTTGGATTAACACAATCTCAACTTAATCAAGAAGTAAATGGAGAACCAAGCTTGCTGCAACGGGCGCAGACCAATGAAGCTGCTATGCAGAATCCTTTCTACAAAGATATTAAGAAGAGCATTAGTGAGCACATTGGTGGTCACAAAAATGTGAAAAATAATGCATTTCTTCAAGGAGACAAGCGTGGATTAAACCACGAGATTAATTATTGGAACAAAGCTTACAGGGATAAGTTTTGGAGAACAATGAAGTTGAATAGTCAGGACGCCGAAAATGCACACGAAATAGCATTAGCTGCAACCTATAAAGGTATCGATGACTATTTAAATGTAATGGACAATGCAAGTTCGGAAGAAGGCTTGACAAGATGGAAAAAAGATATGCAAGCCGCCCAAAATGAAGAGGTACAGCTAGTTGAAAAAAATAAACAGCTAACTGAGCTTCGTCTTTCAGGAGCCAATAAAGGAGTTTTAGCACAGGAGTTAGGAAAAGAACTATTTATGGATGCAACAGAAGCTATTGAGTCATCAACAACAGAAATCCCAGCAATGTTTAGACGTGCTGCAGAAATCTACAACATGACTCCATTTGAATTTCAACAATATATCGCACCAGCATTTGGTGAAGATGCAGTGGAATTCGATGCAACATCAGCACAGACAATGCTGGATACTTTTAAGCCAGAACGTATGCCTTTGATTAGGAATCCATACGGAACGTCAGCACGTATCGAAAGGTTCAAGGCTGATGCAGGAACACTTGCTAGTCGTGTACGTGGTCAGTCAATTGACTATGACGGAACACCTACGGAATCTTTACGTAGAACTGGTGATCAATATATGTCATACATGACACGAGAATTAGGTCTTTCAAGGAACCATGCTTTAGGTCTACTCGCAAATATGTATCGTGAATCGACATTTAACGCAAGCGTACCAAGTGGTGATGATGGCGGTGCAGGCGGTTTGTTTCAGTGGTATGCAGAGAGACAGACGGCTGAAGTAAGAAAAATGGTGAGAAGTGGTGACTGGAAAGCTCAAATTAGATATGCATTAAATGAAGTAGGTGAGCCAGGACAAGAGTTCTTGCAACAGGACTTTGCAAACTCACAACAAGCAGCTGACTGGTGGATGCAGAAATGGGAACGACCCGCACATCCAGACAAAGACAGCCTGAAACATACAGAGATCCTCAGACACTGGAACTAACAGTAAATGAATGACTATGATGAACAGCTAAGTGGAGGTACGCTTCCAGAACTAAGCGAAGAAGAACGCCTCAAACTTGAATCAGAGATTGAAGGTTATGACAATCGATTAGATGAACTAGCTGGACCTGAAGAGGTAACACAACCAGAAGCTGAAGCTACGGCTCCAGTACAACAAGAGCAAGCTCAACCTGTACAACAAGAGGTTCAACCAACAGAAGAACCACAACAGGCTGAAGCATTGCTAGACAATATGACCGGCAACGAGGTACTTGATGAAAATCTGCCTGAAGTAACTAAAGCTGGTCTAACAATGGCTACAGGTATTGCAGACTTTGCTGTAGATGCCTTTAATCTGGTTACCAGACAGGAAGCAAGAAAAGTACCAGAGTTTGAAAATGAAGTAGCGCAGAGCATGCGGGAGATGTCTTCTATTGTCCTGCCTACCCTTGCTTTGAGTGGCACAGGGTCAGCAGCTCTAGCAAGTAGAACGAAGAACATAAAGTTCTTAGCTAATCCATTTGTTAAGTGGTTGGGCAATACAGCATTCGGTGCTGGTGTAGGCGCTGCTGTGGACTACACAGTAGAGATCAACCAAACAGACGACAACCTTACAGGATCACTAAAGAAATCTTTTCCACGTACTTTTGGCTGGATACCTGACAACATCGCTACGCTGGACAGTGATAGTCCAGATATAAAGCGGATTAAAAATGTCACTGAGGGCGTCTACTTAGGTGCTGGATCAGACCTTTTATTAGGTGCCACTAAGTTTGCATCCAACATGGTTGGTATGGTTAAAGCAGCAAGTTACATCCCTGAAAGTGAAAAAGCAGTTAAGTGGTTTGCTGATAACGTAGAGATTAAAAACACACCTGAAGAAGTAGTAGAAGCATCTGCTGCTAAACGGTCTGATGCATTAGATGAAGTAGGGGGTTACAACTTTGAGAAGTCAGTCAATGTTGATGATCCAGTTTTTGGATACCATGATATGTATGACTATACTGAACAAGGTATTAGGTCAGTAGATGATCTAGGTATTGTCGGTGCATCGATTGATGTTGTACGTATCGATAAAAATTACGATAGTAACTATGGACGTGTAGGTAGCGTTGTCTCAGACGCTGCTCTGAAGTTTGGGTTAGAAAGCAGTGGTAATCAAGAGATGATTATCAGAGGACTAGCTGAAGGTCTAAAAGATGCTGGTGAATATGGTTACCAAACAGCATCAGGTAGATACATCAGCCATGCAGAGATAATGGAAACAGGTGCAAAGTTAGCTGATGACTTCTACGAAATGGATCTTCAAGAGTTACAGAGGAGCATCTATCCAGGCTCTATATATCAAGGTAAAGATCCAGATACAGGAACACCAGCACTAAAGGTCGAAGCTTTAGCTGGAGTTATGGGGGCTATTAAGAAGTACATGGATGACTTCATCAATATGGATCTAGCAAAAGCACAGGCTTACGTTGGAACATCTTTGGGAGGTCAAGTATCAGATATGGCACAGGGAATGCGTCTTACAGAAGGCACAGCTGCTATTGATCGTGCTCAAGAACAGATTCTTGACAGAGTTGAGTTTTTAATGGCTCAACAAGGTATGGCAAAATACGTAAGAGGCCGTGCTTTGAATATGACCAATATGTGGAATAGGATGACTGTAAAGGGATCCGATGCATTTAATCTTGCTGAAGCAAAACGTCTTGAGAATCTAATCAAAGATGAAAAGAATGGTACTCTCACAGCCATGGAGAAGATCAAGCAAGAATCCAAGGAGACCATTAATAACTTGAGAGAGATTAGCAAGAGTGATCCTGAAATGCTTGCACCTCTGATGATGGGTTATGAGTTATCAGATGGAAACATCAAGACTATTTATGCATTGAATGAGTATGTCAAAGAGTCCACAGGTGTATTGAGGAAAGCTTTTTACGATGGCAATCCTGAAATACCTTCAGTGGTACTGAAAGGATTCTATGCAAACCTGTATAACTCAACACTAAGTGCATTTGCAACACCAATTAAGGCTGGTATTTCTGCTACACATTTACTTGTTGAAAGACCGTTGAGAATCGTTGGTGGTGCTTTGGCAGGTGGGGATAAGGAAACTGTACGTCGTGGTATGTATCAATACAAGAACATACAGGAAGCCGTTAGTAAGTCAACTGAATACATGAATCAGGTCTTCCAAAGATCTGCGCTTGATCCTAATGTTGTGGCAGCTCGAGATGATCTTGGGCTAAAAAACCAAGCACAGATGGACTTGTTGAATGCTTTTGCTGATGGTAAAGCAAAGCAAGGTGAGTATGGACCACAGGCGATGATGCAGCAAATCAATGATATGAATGATTTAGCTAATCATCCTTGGCTTAGATTTGGTACGAGATCCATGCAGGCGACTGATGGATTCACTAAGTCAATGATTGGAATGGCTGAAGCAAGGGCTAATGCATTTGACAAGGTGACTGATGGAGGAAGACTGGCATTGGATGAAGCGAAAGCAGATGCATTAGCTGCTGATTACTACAAGGAAATGTTCAATGAAAAGGGTATCCTAAATAACAAAGCAGTAGATAATATTGCTGGTGAAATTTCTATGAACTTAGACAACAATGGAACAAGAATTACATCAGAACTTATTAACAGGCTGCCTGTACTTAAGCCATTCATGTTGTTTACCAAAACACCCCTGAATGAGCTAGCACTATCCCTTGGATATCGACCAAGCAATCCTGTCAAAATATTTCTAGAAGACTCTGCAGCATTTAAAAAACCTTTTGAGGATATGAGTGGACCTGAAGTAGCAGAACTACTTAAATCAAAAAAAATTGAAGTTGGACCACATAATATCAGAGCTAAATACAATGAGATTAGAGCTGACCTCAAAGGTAGGAGAGCACTAGGAAACATTGCAGTTGGCGGTGCAGTGGCTTTATTTATGGACGATCGCATTACAGGCAATGGTCTTTACAACAGGCAAAAGCAAAAATTGCGTGATAAGACACAACGTCCACGTCGTTCTATTAAAGGACTGGATGATAAATGGTATAGCTACGAAGGTCTTGGTCCTTTGACTAATTGGTTAGCACTGACAACAGATGTAATGGACAACATGGAAACGTTGTCTGCTCATGAACAAGGCACCACCTTGAAGAAGATGGCATTTGTATTAGCAGCATCAGTCACAGATAAAACAATGTTGGCAGGTATCCAACCGTTGCTTGATGTAGTACGTGGTGATGTAGGTGCAATCAACCGATGGACATCTAGTTTCCTTAGTTCAGCAACGCTGAGAGGGTCTAGTCAGATGGCGGAGTTAGGACGATTACTTGATCCAGGTCGCAAGCAAGTAGAAAACGAATTCACTGCGATGGTGCAGAACCGTTTACCACTATTAAAGAGTGCATTACCTAAGGAATACGATTGGATTGATGGTGGTGAAGTAGGAGTACCAGACAGTTTCATGGCACGGGTATGGAATACATACACACCTTGGAAGATCACTGGTGAAATCAGCCCTGAAAAAGAATACCTACACGAAGTAGAGTTTGATGCAACACCATCCCTACGAACAGATGGTAAAGGCAATCCGCTGACAGCAGCAATGCAGTCAGAGGTTCTCAATTACATGGGTGAGCAGAAGTTGTTTCAAAAGGGTATCCAACGTGTGATGAAGAGGTATCCAGCTAAAAAGTTCCGAGAAATGTACAGAGAAGCAGAAAAAGAAGGATTCAAACCTGATGCAGGTGAGTTCGCTAGTGTACATAGAGAACTAAAAAAGGAACTACGTAAGGCAATGCGTAAGGCGATGGATTCATCTGCCAGCCTGACAGAAATGCAACGTAAATCCAGGGTACAAGAAACTGTTGGTAATTACCTGAAGTCAGGTGACATAGAAAGTGCTACAGAATATATGGAATACATGGAAGAAAACTTTTCTTACTAATGCGTAATGGCAACAACACAAAACACATACACAGGGAATGGTTCTACAACGAACTATTCATTTACATTTGAATATTTGAAACAGGCTGATGTCAAAGTAACACTTGACACAACCGCTACAACTGCATTTACATTTGCTAACGCTACAACGCTGTCATTTACTACAGCACCCGCTAATGGTGTAGCTATTCGTATCTTCCGAGATACACCTAGTGATACCATTAGTTCTACTTTCTTCCCTGGCTCCGCCATTAAAGCTGAGGATTTAAACGAAAACTTCACTCAAAACTTATACGTCACACAAGAGTCTGATGCTGAAGCTGGTTTAGCCACTACTACAG